GCAAGTAATAAAATGTCTGGTGCTGGAAGTGGTGAGGTAAGATTAGAGTTTTTAGATGATGTTAACAGAGATTCCGTAAAGGTTAATAACAAATATTTAAAATATAATTCTAGTACTGGTAAGTTTGTAGGTTCAGACCCTAATTTAGAATTAGATACAGCCCTTCCTTATAGTGCTGATACTCAAGAAATTACAGTAACAGTTGCAAGTAAAGATAGTTCTCACCCATATTATGGAACAGGAAGTTCAAATGGTTATAAAATTGATGATGTGTTTTCTCCATATCTTCAGATGATTCCATTAAACACATACAAATTTGACCAATCAGATTCAAGTAACTCTGGACACCCATTAAGATTTTATTACGAAGCAGATAAATCAACTGCATACACAACTGGTGTAACAACAAGTGGAACTCCAGGCTCATCTGGTGCGTATACACAAATCATACCAACTGACAGTACCCCATCTGTTTTATTCTATCAATGTTCAAGTCATGCACATATGGGTTGGGGTGTATTTTTAAATACTAGAAACTTTACAGGACTTACCACAGATGATTTGACAGAAGGTTCATCAAACAAATATTCATCAAGTGAGTCAGTTCAAGATATTATTGGTGCAATGGTTACTAGCAATACTGAAACAGATATTGCTGTTACCTATGATGATAGCGATGGAACATTAGATTTTGTTGTAAGTGGTATTAGTGGAAATGCAGCCACTGCTACTGCACTTGCAACTGCAAGAACAATTCATGGAGTTTCTTTTGACGGTACTGCAAACATAGATTTAACTGAGGTTATTGAAGATACAGTCGGTGCTATGGTGAGTGGTAATACTGAAACAGGTATTACAGTTACTTATCAAGATGGAGATGGTACTTATGATTTTGCACTTGCAGCTGCACAGACAACTATTACATCTTTACTTGCAACAGATATAAAGATTGGTGAAGATGACGAAACTAAGATTGATTTTGAAACTGCTGACGAGATACATTTCTATGCTGCAAATGCACATCAAGTAAAGGTTGTAGATGGTGCAATTGTTCCAGCAACGGATAATGATATTGATTTAGGTACAAGTGGTGTTGAATTTAAAGATGCATTTTTTGACGGTACAGTAACAAGTGATGCGTTTGCAGGGCCATTAACTGGAGATGTTACTGGTAATGCAGATACGGCAACTGCACTTGCGACTGCAAGAAATATTGGTGGTGTTTCTTTTGATGGTACTTCAAATATTAATTTGCCTGGCGTAAATACTGCTGGTGACCAAAATACTACAGGTAATGCAGCCACAGCAACTTCTGCAACTGCAGCAGATACAGTTAAGACAGTAACAGATGGAACAGATGCAAACTTCTTCTTAACATTTGTATCAGATAATAATGGTAGTGCAACAGCAGAAGCACTTAAAACAGATGCTGGTATTCAATACAATCCAAGCACAGATACTCTTGCTGTTACAAACATTACTGCAACAATTGAAGGTGTATCCTCACAGATTAATGTTGCAGATGAGTCTTCAGATACAACTTGTTTCCCAGTATTTGTAACAAGTGCGAGTGGTAATTTAGCTGCAAAAAGTGGAACTAATCTATCATTTAACTCATCATCTGGTGCATTAACTGCTACATCATTTACAGATGAAAGTGGAAATGCAATGACAACAGCTGCTGATGCGTTGTCAGATGCGACTGCAATATCGGTTGCACTAGGTTAATTTATTATAAATAGTAATAAAAAGGAAGTAATATGGCAGTTCCAACAACAAAAGCAACATTAAAAACTTATTGTCTGAGAGCATTAGGATTTGGTGTTATTGATATCAATGTATCAGATGACCAAGTAGATGATAGACTTGATGAAGCACTACAATATTTTGCACAATATCACTATGATGGTATAGAAAAAATGTATCTTAAATATAAGATTACAGAAGATGATGTCACAAGGGCAACATCAAATGCGACAACCTCTGCAACAGATACAGTAGATAGTTCTGTGACTGCAAGTTTTGAAGAAGGTAAAAATTTTATTCCTATGCCTTCTGCTGTTGTTTCGGTAATAAACATTTTTCCTTTTGATGATTCTTCAACAAACAATATGTTTGATATAAGATATCAATTACGACTAAATGATTTGTATGATTTTAGTTCTACTTCTGTTATACAATATCAAATGACCATGCAACAATTAGACCACCTATCTCATATACTTGTAGGTGAAGTTCCTATTCGTTTTAATCAACACCAAAATCGTTTATACTTAGACATGGACTGGAGTAATGATGTAAGTGCTGATGATTATCTTATCATAGAATGTTATAGGAAAATAGACCCAACGACTTACACAGATATCTATGATGACATTTATTTAAAAAGATATGCGACAGCTCTTATTAAACAACAATGGGGTGCAAACCTTTCTAAGTTTGGTGGTGTTGCAATGTTAGGTGGTGTTACCATGAATGGTGAAACTATCTACTCACAAGCAATAGAGGAAATACAAAGACTAGAGGAACAGATACAACTATCTTTTGAAACTCCAATAGATTACATGATAGGATAAACAATGGCTGTAAACAAAGCATTTCATACAAGTAATCTAACCTCAATCGCAAGTGAAAGAAGCTTGTATCAAAACTTAATCAAAGAAGCAATTCAGATATATGGACATGATGTTTATTACATGGACAGACAATCTGTGAATGAAGATAGTTTGTTTGGGGAAGATACTTTAAATCAATTCAACACACAACACCCAATCGAAATGTATGTTGAAGATGGTGAGGGGTATGCAGGCGATAAAGAGATAATGACTCAGTTCGGTTTAGAAAATCGTAATGAGATTACCTTTGTAGTTTCTAAAGAAAGATTCCAAGAATTAGATAGACAAGTTCAAATAGAGTCTGGTACGGATACAACTGGTGGTAGTATATTGTTAGAAACTGGAACGATAGACCAGTCTGAAGACTCATCTATTTTATCTACTGTAAGTGGTGATAATAATTTTTACATCATACAGGATACTGCAGCTACAAATTCAGACAGGCCATTAGAGGGTGATTTAGTTTATCACCCAGTATTAACAAAAGTTTTTGAAGTAAGTTTTGTAGACCATGATGAACCATTTCATCAATTAGATAATAACCCAGTCTATAAATTAAGATGTAAACAATACGAATATAGTCAAGAGGTTATTGATACTGGTATTGCTGAGATAGATGCAATAGAAGATGATTTAAGTACCGATACCTCAGAACATCAATTCACACTAGAACAATCAACAACTCAGAATGAAAACATTAGACTTGAGTATAGAACTCAAGAAGATGGATTATTACTTGAAGAAACAGATGGTGATAATATTATAGCTGAAGATGACGATAGTTCTGTGGGTACAAATATTCTTCTTGAAAATGCAGCAGATAGTGGTGATGATGCATACTTAGTTCAAGAGGACTATATAGTAGGAGACATGAGTACAGATAAAACTTCTCAAAATGAATTATTTGATTCATTAGATGATGATATATTAGACTTCTCGGAAAGTAATCCGTTTGGTGATGCTGGGAGCACATAATGTTAGGACAACAATTTTATCACGAAACAATGCGAAAAGTAGTTGTTTCATTTGGAACACTATTCAATAACATTCAAATAGTAAGAAAAAATAGTAGTGGGGTTATAACCCAATCTATGAAAGTACCACTTGCATACGGGCCACAACAAAAGTTCCTTGCAAGATTAAACAATGACCCCTCTCTAGGGGCAAAAGTAGCAGTTACATTACCACGATTAGGTTTTGAAATGACTGGGATTACATATGACCCTACAAGAAAACTAAATCGTGTACAAAAATTCAGAAAAGTAAAATCAGCTGATACAAGTAAAATAGATACACAGTATATGCCAGTACCATATAATATAAATTTTACTTTGTATGCAATGGCAAAAAATTCAGATGACGCACTACAGATTGTAGAACAAATACTTCCATACTTTCAACCAGACTATACACTAACTGTCAATGACATGGCTGATATGGGTATTAAAAGAGATGTTCCTATTGTTTTAAATGATGTAAGTTATGAAGATAATTATCAAGGTGACTTTACAGAAAGACGAGCAATCATATACACATTAGCATTTACTGCAAAATTCTATCTGTATGGGCCTGTTACATCTTCAAGTGTTATCAAGACTGTTAAGGTTGACCAATACACAGATATGCCAGACCAATCACCTAGACGTGAACAAAGATATACTGTTACACCAACTCCAGCAACTGCTGATGCAGATGATGATTTTGGATTTAATGAAACAACATCTTTCTTTACAGATTCTAAACAACGTGATGCAACAAGTGGTAAAGATGTAGAATAGTGAAAGACTCTACTGATATTATTAATGAAACTCTTGGTATTGTTGAAGAAGTTAAAAAACCAGTTGTTAAGAAAGAACAAAAGATAGTTCCAGTTGGTGATGACGATATTGACAAAGACTATGAGTATCAAAGACAAAACTTCTACAGTCTTGTAGAAAGAGGTCAAGATGCAATAGATGGCATCTTAGATATCGCAAAAGAAAGTGAACACCCAAGAACCTATGAGGTAGCTGGACAATTAATTAAAACAGTTGCAGAGGTTACAGAGAAACTTGGTGATTTACAAGAGAAGATGAAAAAGTTAAAAGACGTTCCTAATAACGCACCAAAGAATGTAACCAATGCGTTATTCGTAGGTTCAACTGCTGAATTACAAAAGATGTTAAAAGGAAAGAAAGATGCTTGACGAACAAACCATGCAAATAACAGATTTTCTATTGCCTTGGATTGGAATACTTATTAGTTTAATTATTGCAATCTGGGTAAAAGATATGGCTACTGGTATGGCAAAAGGTTTGAAGTTTAAGATGAATAAAGCATTCAATGCAGGCGACCATGTGATACTAGATGGTGCAGACGCAATAATCGTAAGTATTGGAATGTCTGAAACGGTTTTTGGTATATACTCTG